AAAAGGTCAAGCCAAAGATTCTGATTAACATAATCAAGGGGTTACTATGAAAAAAGGCGATAGAGTTATTTTTACAAATGGACACCCTCATGAGGGAGAGATAGGAGTTTTTCAAGGCGAAGAGTGCTTGATCTGTGGTAGGATGGGGCGGTTTTCAATTATTAATTGTAAGCATGGAACGCAAGAATGCTTTGCAAAACCTGAAAAATATCAGAGGTTATAATGATACTCATGACTCCAGCAATTAATTATCTATTTGTATTTTGTGTTTTCTTAGTAGGGGGTATACTCGGGGCTTGGGTAATCTTTCTCTGTGTAATGTTTTATAAAATTATAACATTCCTTATAAGGATGAAATTATGATTACTTATTGGTGGGTTCCGGCTGTAGTAGTAATGTATTTTGTTTATGGTTGGTTAACCTGTCAGAATAATTTTTACCCAAAAAGTATACATTGGTTTTATCTAATGTGGTTCGTAGGAGCCTTGCCTTTATGGAGCTGGGTTAGTCGTTTTTCTAAGAATTTAGTACTAGATAATTTTTTATATGACTTATTTATGCTAATTGCAACGATTAGTAGTTTAATTTTGTTTGGAGCAGCGAAGAGTTTTTCAGGTGTTCAATATATCGGTGTGGTGTTATGTCTTATCGGTATATTGTTAATGAAACTCGGAGGATAATATGAACATAGTATTAGGTATTTTATGTATGATTTTATTTGCCGTGATTCTAATTGTGGCTGAGTTGGCAAACAGAGCTGTAATTGATTTACAATTCAGAATAGCTTTTCTGTTACACTATTATAAAGCAGATCATTTTTGTTTTCCAGATGGAGAAACTTTTTATCCAATTGAGCCAAAGGAGACGGCAGTTAAACTCAAAGAGGCACTTGACAATTCTTAAATTCATGTTATACTTATAACTCATCCTACACCAGATCTTAGCCGGGGAGTTCTAACCTACTCGCCTCCGGTTACCTCGGCTAAGATCACTTAAACCATGAATTCTAAGATTATGGCTAAGAACTCTTTAAAAAATCTCAATGGTTGGATTGATGAGGTTGGAGAGTTTCATCCGTGCGATTACGGCACTCATTCAAAAGTTTTTCCCTATGAATCAAGAAAGCGTATTAAGATAAGTAGCTATGATGGTGGTACAATTTTTGTTTTAAATAACCCTACGCAAGCTCAAATAAACACGGTTCATGAGTGGTGTGAGGAAAACCAGAGAATTGATTTGTGGGAGAAGTTTCAAGAGAATTATATGGAGTGAAATAACTATGAAAGTTTGGGTCTGTAAATTATATGATTGGGAGGAATATGAGACACCTATTGGTAGACAGTCATGTGGGGACTCTTCATTTCGTAGATATAGGTATGAAAAAATTAAAAATTATTATTATGAAAAAAGATTTAAGTCTGAATTTGAAGCAAATGAGTATGGACAAGAACAAATGTATTTGGACTCTAATGTAAATTATGATATAGAAGAATTAGAATGCAAAAATAAACTTGCAAAATAGTGAAACATATGTTATACTTAGATGAGAATGGAGATTTGAATGACAGATAGACAAAAAATTAATATTCTAAATAGAGAAATTAACGCAATGAAGGCACAAATCAAATCATTAACTCGGTCAATCGAGTATTACTCTTATATGAAAAATAAGTTGAATTGTGTAGATATTTCTGATCGACGAATAACCTTTACTGAAAGACTTTAAGGATAAGATACTATGCAAAATTCTCCAGAAACAAAGCAAAAACGTAACATGCTACGAGCTAAGTGGAAACGAGAGATCAAGTCAAACACTATTCCAAAAACGACAAAACGAGTGTGTAAAATTTGTGGTCAGTTAAAAGATTGCGGGTGGAATTACACCTTTTCCTCGACAGGAAAGCCTGAATACCGAACAAAGTGTGTTGAGTGTTATAAAATTTATTTATCTGAATTAAGAAAAACTCAAAGAACTAAATTGACAAATTCGCATAGGAAACGAATGATTCGGGGTAAAAAGCGGGCGATACAGTATTTGGGTGGAAGGTGTGCTAAATGTGGGTATAATAAGGCAATTTGCGCTTTAACTTTTCATCATAGGGATAGGACTTCAAAATTAGGGACTGTCGGACAAATGTTAGATTGGTCATGGAAGAAACTCAAACAAGAACTCGATAAATGTGATTTACTGTGCTTTAATTGTCATATGGAATTACATGGAGAAAAAATCTAATGAGTTCAACTAATCGAAGTAAAGCAAGAGAACAACACGTATCTGATTACTATATTACACCTGTGCAAGATATTGAAACATTTTTGCAACAGGTTTATCGGGATAGGTGTGTTGATTTATTTCATGCAAACTATAAATTCCTAGATCCTTGTGCCGGAGGTGATAAAGCTCATCCTATGAGTTATCCTACAGCTTTGCAAAATATAGGCTTTAAGGGACAGATAGATACCATAGATGTCCGTGAAGATTCTCCTGCAAAAATGCACGGAGATTATTTGCATTTTAAACCTAAACAAAAATATGATGTGATTATTACAAATCCTCCGTTTAATCTTGCCATTGCAATTATAGAGAAAGCTTTACAAGATGTCATGGATAAAGGTTATGTTATCATGCTTCTTCGATTAAATTTTTTGGCTCTCAGCGCAGAAAAGAATTTTTTGAAAAAAATATGCCTGTATATTGTTATGTTCATAGCAAGAGATTAAAATTTTTGGATACAGGCGGTACAGATTCTATTGAATATATGCACACTATTTGGCAAAAAAATGCAAATCCCTTATTTACAAAATTGCGAGTGATTTAATGTCTAATAATAAAGAAAAAAGAATATATCAAAATACTGTTCATATTTTTATCGGGTTACAGAGACCTTCAAAACAAGGCTTAAAAGCCTGTGTTCGTCATGTGATTAAAGAAGACGAGGAAAAAGATTTAAAAATATTTGAAGCCAAGTTGAAAGTCTTAGGAGGTGAGTGGAGAATTCATAGAACAGTTAATGCTCGAGATACGAAGACAGCCTATAATTGGTTTATGAAATACTTAATTGATTATCCTGAGCGAGTAAGTGCGTGTGAGTCTATTTGGAGAACGGCGTTATTACAATCTGCATGTAAAGCAGAACGATATTTTATGCTAGATATTGACACTGAAAAATACGAAGAGTTAAGCTTAATTAATTATCTATTATGTGAAGCTGGGGCCAAAATTACAAAAGAAGTTAAATCACCTAAAGGCTACCACTATATCACAGAGCCTTTTGATACAAGAGAAGTCGAAGCTCTTGATTATGTAACACTTATCAGGGATGGTTATTACTATGTTAAAACTGTTGGTGAAAATACTGAAAAATATTAAGAGAAAAATTGAATTCACTATTATTCGTTGGAGAATAAAATGGGTTCATCGTGATTCTCGGTGTTGGTCATGTAATCATTTTAAAGGTTTTTACTACGATGAATATACATTTGACTGTGACAAACAAGGGGATTCAGTCTGGGGCGATGAGGTGTATTGCAGAGATTGGAAAGTCCAATGACAAATTTAGATCAAATTATTCAAACAGTTGAGGCTATTGTGGGGCCTGTCTATTTAGTGGGAGGTGCGTGTAGAGATCTCTTACTAAAGAGAGAATGTAAAGATTATGATTTTACCACACCACTTTCACCTGAAAGGGTTGAACAGAAAATTCGAGACGTTGGGTTTAAGCCTTATACGATGGGTAAAAGATTTGGTACTATAGGCTTAAAAATCGGAGGGAAAATCGTAGAAATCACAACCTTCAGAAAAGAGGAGTATAGGGATCAGAGTAGAAAACCTACAGTACAGTTTGTCAAAGATATTACGGCTGATTTAAGTAGACGAGATTTTACAATCAATGCCATTGCAAAAACAGGCTCGAGGTTTATTGACCCTTTTAATGGCCGGGAGGATATTCAGAGTAAATTGATACGCTGTGTTGGAAAACCCGTGCATAGATTTAAAGAAGACCCCCTAAGAATGCTAAGGGCCTGTAGATTTGCGAGTCAGTTAGGTTTTGAGATTCATGACACGACATTTAAGGCTATGAAACAAAATAGTTATAAGATTTTATCCGTAAGTAAAGAACGCTGGGTTATGGAACTCGATAAACTATTAACGTCTTCGCATCCATTTATAGGTTTGAAGTATTTAATGGAATCACGGTTGATGAATTTTATTTTACCTGAGTTGGCTCTACAGTTTAACTATAACCAAAATAGCCAATATCATAATCTTACTTTATTTGAACACACAGTTAATGTGGTTGACGATGTAGAACCAGATATTAGCCTTAGATGGGCAGCATTATTACATGATGTTGCAAAACCATTTGTCAGAACTGATAGATATATAGACGGAGTGCTAATCAAATCGAATTATATATCGCATGATTTACTTGGTAAAGAATTCGTGTGCAAAATAGGCCGATATTTAAAGTGGTCTAATGAAAGAATTGAGACTGTTTCTAATTTAGTTTTAAACCATTTGCAGGACGATTCTCCGTTGAGAGAAGCTGATAATGCACATAAGGTAAAGTAATGAAAAGAACCTATAAACTGTGGGCTGTAACAATGAAATCAGAGGAGCTTTTTGAGAAGTATTTCTCTGAAACTAAATTTCATACGCCACTCCTGTACCATACTAAACAGGAAGCCTTGGAAAGTAATTATCAGATTATTCGTATGATTAAAGTTCAGCCTGTAACCATCATTGTGGAGGATGATAATGAGCATTGAAAATAAAAAAATTAAAGATGAGGATTGTCCTGTGTGTGGTGGACAAGGCTGTCAAAAATGTAATGGAACTGGAAGGTCTGTTGATTATTATTCGTATTATATCGACGATGAAAAAGGTATTGCATTTGGAGGAGATCCGGGCAAATGAGTTCAACGCTTATAAATTATCCTTGGTTAAAATCTTGGTATGCTGCACGTAGAAGGTGTACTGATACTAAACATCCAAAGGCAAAAAATTATGTTGGTAAAGGTATTAGATTTTTATTATCTAAACAAGAAATTAAGGATCTATGGTTTAGGGATAAAGCTCATTTAATGAAACAACCTTCCATTGATAGAAAAGACAGCAATGGAAATTATACAGTTAAAAATTGTAGATTTATTGAATTATGCGAGAATAAAGCTCGCCGTAAAAGAAGAGCTATTATACAAATTGATGCTAAAGGAAAACAGATTAAAATATACACATCTATTCGAGAAGCAGCTAGAGAGTTAGGTTTAATAGAACAGTCTATTAGTCGAGTCTGTAGAGGTGTTAGACGACATTATCATAATTTTACATGGCGATATTTGGAGGAATAAAATGATTCGATGTACACAATGCACATTTTTTAAACAAAGCTGTCAGGGTTTTATTGAGTGTAATTTTATTTCTGGTCGAGGTGATAAGACTGCCGATGTTATGGTGGTATTCGACTCGCCCTTTTTCTATGATGTGCAGTCAGAGTGTATCGCCAGCGATAAACAATACAATACTTTGTTTAACAAATACCTTGAGTTGATTGGTCTCAGTTTGGATAAGGTTTATGTAACGACGTTCATTAAATGCTTTATCTCAGATAAAAAGAAAAAACCTACCAAGCAAATGAAGACAAAATGTTTTGAGCTTTACCTTGAAAAAGAGATTCAAGCGGTGAAGCCCAAGGTAGTTTTAGTTATCGGTCGAATGGTAACACAGTGGTTTATACCAGATGTAACGGCAAGAGTTCCTTTACGTCAGGTAATAGGACAGAGTTTTTATAACACGAATTATAACTGCCACGTTATTCCTCTCTATGATATGTTTTATCTTACCAATTTTTCAAATAAGTCTGCTCAGGTAAAACAGACTGAACGAGCTTTGGCTTTGGCTAATACTTTAAGAAATAAAGAAAAGGTTACAGCCAAAACGATTAAGGTTCCCTATGAGACAGAGATAGAGGCTTTGGATGAACTTGGTGATTATGTAGCCTGTGACTTGGAAACCACTGGTTTAAATCCTCGGAAAGATATTATTATTACAGTTGCTTTGACTGATGTGAAAACAAAAAAGACTGTCTCCTTTGACGCTGAGGCTTACGGTGCGGTAGAGGTATGCCCGAAGTGTCATGGAGAAAAAACGATTGAGATCACGGAGAAAAAGAAAAAAGGAAAACAGCTTATTGAGCAAACAGTTGTTCAAGAATGCGACAAATGCCGGGGTAATGGTAAAGTTTTTGTGAAGGATTTTAAGAAGAGCGTATTTTTTACGAGGGTATTACCTGCTTGTGCCTCTGCTATGAAGTCTCGCAAGATTATTTTTCAAAACGCTATCTTTGACTTACAAATGTTATGGGGTGCAGGGTATGATGTCTTTGATAACCTCGTATCAGATACTCGAATGATGCAATTTTTGTTGAATCCTTTGGGTGCAAATGCACTTGGATTTTTGGTTCAGCTTTATTATGGTATTGCATATAAAGATGAGATTGACCGAGAGCATATCTTGGCTATGGATATGGAAGACAGGCGGTATTACTGCGCCGAGGATACTTATTATACAGCTCGGTTATTCTGTGACCTTTATAAGAAATTAAAAGATAATGACTGTTTAACATCGAATAAGATACTCACAGATGTAATTAAAATCATAGCCTCAGACCTTGAATATTACGGGATTAAAATTGATGAAAGCACTACTTATGAAATCATTGATTTTTATCAGGCAGAGAAAGAAAAATGTGAAACTCAATTTAAGAAAAGATTTGATTTGCCGGATGAGTTTAACTTGAATTCACCGAAACAGTTGTGCAAATTATTGTATGAAGACTTGGGGTTACCTGTGATGGTGCGGACAAAGACAAAAAATAAGACAGGTGAATTTAACCCTTCAACAAATGAGGAGGCTATTAATAAACTGGCAAGTAAACGTCCGGCTTTAAAAGGCTTGGTTGATTACCGGACAAATAAAGGACACGTTGAAAAACTGAGGGGATATTTATCTGCCATAGATATTGATGGTCGGATTCACGGAAGTTTTAATCCGTTTTCGCCGGATTCTTCTCGGTTAATGAATTCAAAACCTAATTATCAGAATGTACCAAGACAAAGTAGACTAAAGGAAATTTTTATTCCGAAGCAGGGATATAGTTATGTCTATTATGATTATTCGCAGATTGAGTTTCGTGTCTGGCTACATTTGGCTAACGATAAACAGGGCTTAAAGTTTGTTAATGAGGGTAGAGACATTCACGCTTTTATTTCCAGTCAGTTTTATAGAGAACCTGAAGAAAAGTTTTTGAATCCTTATCGTAAAGAACACCCGGAATACGCAGAGAAAAGAAATAAGGTTAAAACAATTGTGTATGGTTCTATGTACGGGCGTACTCCAGAGGGTATTGTTCGAGAACACGGGGGTTCAGTCGAGGAAGCAGCCGGAATTCAACGGATCTTTTTTGATTTATGCAGGGAAGGCTGGATGTGGTTACAACAGCTTGAGCAACAAGTATTCAGAGATAAACGCTTGGTAACTCCGTTTGGAACTCCTAGAATTTTTAATGATATTGAGTTGGCAGATAAATCTGAGAGAGAAAAGATTATTAGAGAAGCAAAATCTTTTATTGTTCAAAGCTGGGCTGTCGAAATGGTTTTTATTGGAATGTATAAAGTATGGAGTCAGATTAGAAAGGAGGGGTTAGACGCTCATTATATTCACCAGATACATGATGCTGGTATCTTAGAGGTAAAGGATGAAAACTTAGCTCGTGTAAAACAAATTGTATTAGATTTAGCCCAATCACCCTACTCTAAGTTAAAGGTTCCATTAGAGGTTGAGCTAAAAACCGGAAAGTCTTGGGATGAGGTGGCTTAAAAATATTTTAATTATTTTGCATCCACCCCTTGCAAAATAGTGAATATTATGTTATACTTAGAATAAGATTGGGAGTTAACCACTAAGGAGGAATTAAATGGCTAAGAAAAGTGAACAAAAATTTAGTGTGAAAAGAGAAGGGAAATATTTGAAGTTTTATTGCCCTTGTGGTTCTGAAATGTGGGATAACCGTAAAACTAAAAAATCCCCAAAACACCCGGATTTAAAGTGTAAAGACAAAGAATGTCCGGCTGGTGAGGGAGGTTTTCCTTATGGTGTATGGTTGTCTAAAGAACAAAAAGAAAAATTGGAGTCGGCTCAGGCATCAGCTCCGAAGTCTGGCGGAGGTTCTGCACAGACTCAATCGAGTCAAAATTATTCGGGAGATCGCTTTAACGGTTCCGTTCCGTTCTCTATGTATGCAGCTTGGGCCAAGGATATAGCTATTTATTTAGCAACAGCTACTAATGTAACGGCTCATGATGATTTTGATGCGCTATACAGAACTTGTTTAGCAAATATGAAAGAAACACTCGAGTGGTTTCAAACTAAAAATGAAAAATCAGATGTGAAAAATATCGAGGACGACGAATTAACAACATCTGATGAAGAACAGGAAATCACCGATGATGTTAAAGATGTTGACACAGAGGATGATTTTAACATGGATGTCGGTGAACCGGAAGATGTTAGCGAAGAGTCAATAAAAGATCTTTCCGAGGATGAAGAAGACTTCGACGGATTAAATATTGACCTTTAATCGCTTAACAATAAGGACTATTTATTATGGCTAGACCTAAAAAGAAAAAAGATGAAGAAGAAAAGATAACCTCCCCTGCTCCTGAAGTAGATGAAACCGAACAAGAAGAGCAAGAGACAGAGGAAATCTGCGACGTTCCTAAACTCGGCATTACCGTCGATGAAAAGGAGTTTCAGAAAACTCTGTCTCTGCTTGGAAAAGAATTTGGTTCGATTGTTTCTGCGGAGGAAATTTTAAACGTACCTAAAGTGTCCACTCAAAACCTTCTCTTAGATATTTTAACTGAGGGAGGTTTTCCGATGGGTTCAATCACGCTTACATATGGGCCGTTCAGTTCAGGTAAAACTGTAACAGGTTTAAAGGCAGCTTCAGTTTTTACCAGCCAAGCTGTACCTGTTCTGTATATCGCATGTGAGGGAGATATTGACAAAGGCTGGGTGCAAAAACTCGGGAATAATTTAAAGTATTTTCATATTGCCAGACCTAACAATCTTGAGGATGCTATTGACCTCGCAGATGTAGCGGTTAGAAGTAAGCAATTTGGCATGGTTATTTTCGATAGTGTTACTGCCGGGATTCCTAAAGAGACTATGGACAAAAAGACCGAGAAGGATCAATACGCCTTACAAGCCAGACGGAATGGTAAGCTGGTGCAAAAATTAACATCGGGTTTACAGCCTGCTGATTTAGCAAATCCTGAAACATACAACAACACAGTTGTATTGTTAATAGCTCACTTGCGAAATAAGGTTGGTGTTATGTTTGGCTCCCCAGAAACTTTACCCGGTGGGGAAGCTTTAAAACATCATTCAGGTTTAATCATTAAGGTTAGACCGGGTTCAAAATTAGCCAAAGATAAAGATGTTATTGGGCGTGAAATGGTGTTTTATATTGAGCGTTCAAAATTTTCAAATCCTTTGGTACAAGGAACCACCGAGTTCTATTTTGATCCGCCAAGATTTAACAATGCAAAAGTTTTGCTTACATACGCCATTCAGTATGGTTTTATTCAGCAGTCTGGGGCTTTTTACACCTATAATGATGTGCGTGTAAAAGGTAAAAAGGAACTCTTGCTTGAGTTGAAGAAAAACAATACGCTCAGTGAGATTAAAACGAAGGTTATCAACCGATTCGGAGATTCTTGATAATGAAAAATTTACTCCTCGGAATTTTAATGTTCTTCATTTTGGTAAGTCAAGCCTCTGCTCAAATTTCAATTCCACAGAGATTAGCCTTTCTCTATGAGACTCAGTTTGAGTATGTTTCAGATGATGAGCAGTTTGGTGTTCGGGAGTATTATCAATCTCCGTCTGAGTTTCACGGTAATCGGAAAGGGGATTGTGAAGATTTTGCGATTCATGTCAATTTATTTTTAACTGGCCTGCGGTATGAATCTGAAATGTATATTATCTATTTTGAAGATTCTGCTCACGCAGTGACAGTTTTTAAGGACGGTGAGTATTATTCTGTTTTCAGTAATGGTGTATTACAAATTACTAAAGAAACAGATGCAATATCAGCGATTAATTTTCATTATCCTGATTGGGTTAAAATAACTCAATTCATTCCCTGTAAATACGGAAAGATTAATTTTTGGCAAAATCTTTTATCAACCTATAGGACAATAGTTAAGAGAGCTTTATGAAGAAAGTAATCTGGATTAGCTTAACCCTGCTAATAGTTGCATGTATTTTGCAACCAGTAGCTTTCAGGACGATTGAAAATAAGTTTTTAGATGAGGCAGATCAAGCTGTAATTAATACCTTAGTACGGGATACTATTAATGCAAAATTGTCTGAGTCTGTGCAAAAACACTCTGTAAGTATTTTCACTTTAGGCCAAGGGCTTGGTTTTTGTTCAGGCGTGATCGTTGAAGAGACCGATGAATTAACATACGTATTAACAGCTAAACATTGTGTAGACTCGACAGAAGAAACAATGATTGAGAATATACAAGCTAATGCTGTCTTTACCGGAGTGTCTGATGATTTGGCTCTTATTGTTGTTAAAGGTAAAGTACCCGGAAAAACAAAAGTAAAATTGGCTTCTTATAATCCGCTTGTTGGAGACAAGATTGTTCACGTAGGTTATCCAAATTTTGAATTATACGTTAGATTTGGCAAGGTAACAAGAACCTCTAAAGATTGGCATTGGGCTAATTTCAGTGCTATCGGAGGTTGTTCTGGAGGTGGAGTCTATAATACCGACGGAGAGTTAGCAGGAATTTTATGGGGCGGTTTAGGGTATGACCCCATTAGTACGTTTGAACCAGTTGAAGATGTGAAACTATTTTTAAAGCAGGTTGGGAAATATCTTACTGATTTTTA